GTTAACAAAGCTTATGTTGATGCAAAAATCAATGGCTTGCATTGGAAAGAAAGCGTTCGGGTTCGTTCCACTTCAAACGTCGATATCTCTGATGCCCCAGCAACCATCGACGGAATAAGCATGGCAGCTAATGATCGTGTTTTGCTTACTGGCCAATCTGCTGGAGCCGAAAACGGTATTTATATTTGGGCCTCTGATGGTGGCGCAATGTCACGGGCTGCCGATGCGGATACATTTCAAGAATTGAATGGGGCAGCCGTTTTTGTTCGTGAGGGTACATCCGCGAATGAAGCTTTCCAGCTTCTCATCACAAAGTTGGATTCTATTCACTTCTTCTGGTGCTGGTCGACAAGCCGGAACGGCTCTGTCTTTAAGTTCAAATACTCTCAATGTGGATTTTGACAATTCTTCGATTGGTGTAAATGGCTCCGATCAGCTTTTTATCAAAGCCAGCGGAGTTGGAACTGCCGAAATTGCCGACAATGCGGTAACCAATGCCAAGCTTGAAGAAAGCCAAGTAACTTATTCCGCTGGCTCTGGGCTCACTGGTGGGGGCGCTGTTGCTCTTGGTGGCTCAGCAACTTTTGCAGTACAAGCAGCCAATGCTACAATTTCAGTAGGGGCCGGAGGAATACAGGTTGGAACAATTGCAGCCTCTAATATTGCAGCGAATGCAATCACAACTGGTTCTGTAACTGATGCCTCAATTACTTTGGCCAAGCTTGCAAACGTTCCAAGTGGAAAAATTCTTGTTGGTAATGCTTCCAATCGGCCTGTCGATGTTACTCCTACTGGTGATCTCACCATGTCGGATTCTGGAGCTTTTACTATTGTCAACAATGCAATTACAGGAGCAAAGATTGCAGATGGCGAAGTCGCTAATAACAAGCTTGCCAACTCATCAGTAACAATCTCCGGTTCTGATGGTATTGATGTTGCAGGTGGGGCCTTGGCTCTTGGTGGCTCAAAGTCGATCGGGCTTACTCTCGATGGTTCTAGTCTCCAAAAGTCTGCTTCTGGATTAAAGATTAACAACCTTGGAGTTGGAACGGCACAAATTGCCGATTCCGCAATTACTGGGGTAAAAATTGCAGATGGTGAAGTCGCTAATGGCAAACTTGCATCGGCAACCATTAATGTGGTTGCTGGTAATGGTCTAAGCACAACAGACTCCTCAATTGATCTTGGTGGCTCTGCTACCCTATCTGTAAATCTTGACGGTGGATCTTTGGCTGTTGGTGGATCTGGACTCAAGGTATCAGATGGTGGGATCGCTGCAACTCAGTTGGCCACAGACTCAGTTACTGCTGACAAAATCGCGGCTAACAGTGTTGGGGCTTCCGAGCTTGCTGATAATGCTGTCGACTCTGCTGCATTGGCTTCAGATGCTGTAATTATCGATAAATGTGGTTTTCGTGCTTACACACAAGCATTCTCCGGTACAACAGCAACAAAATACGATCTTGGTCGGGCTGTAGATCTTAACTTTTTCGATCGCGTGCAGGTATTCAGGAACGGTCTTCGATGTAAGAAGGTAGGATCTTCTCCTGCCGATAGCTCAGAATATACAGTTGCCAACGATGGAACAGGCTCAGTATGCGCCATTACCTTTGGGGCTGCCCCAAATAGTGATTCCATTATCGTCGATTATCTTACCTGATCTTCCTGATCTTCATTTAGGATCTTCCGATCCTTGGCCCATCGGTGTTTTCTCAGCCTCATCGATGGGCCTCTTTTTTTCCTCCTTATGTCTGTGTTGTGTCATCGTTATGTCTTAGTTGTGTAAAAGCTTGCTTTTCGTAGGAAAAAAACGTTAGGATTATACCTGCGTATACTCTTCGGCAAGAGTAATTGTAAGTTTCTGCCGATGCTCGATACGCATTAAAACCAAAACCAAAACATAGGATGTAACCATGAATTATACCAATTCAGAGTTCTACAAATTAAAACCGAACGAAAAAACGTTTGTAACACTATTCAACTCTTGGGGTTTTCCCCCGAGGGAAAACATCGATCCGTTACAAATATACAAAAAAATTGTCAGCAAGTATCCAGATCAAGACCATTGTAAAAGATTACACAACTTAGATATCTGGCTACGAAAAGAAAGAAAAGGCCCGATCCCAAACGATTGGATCGATTGGCTCGACAAGATGCTTAGAAAGAGCAACAATCCAAAAAGGATCGAGATCGAGAAGATACCTTTTTATGTTGCCAAGCTGCGAGACTTGGAAGTGAACAATCCATATCTTATTGATGGAAAGCTACAGAGATGTTCCTTCATGGATCAGAAAGTGGCCAAATTGCTCGAATGGATAAAGAGTGATCATATCACAAGCTCGGAAGCTGTAAGGATCAAAAAAGGATCGTATCCGGAGACTGTGGATTTTGTTGAAAACTTTGTTCTCCGATGGAATGAGCCAACCAAAAACAATATCTGCATCAGAGACGATCTTAACAAGAAAATCAAGGCTTACACCAGAACAGGAATGAGCCGAAAGCTCATGCAATACCTTGTTATTTGTTGCTACCCATTGGCAGAGATTATCGCCGATTGGCAATATCCTCCTTCTGAAGATACTTGCTACCAGAAAGGAAACATGTGGTTCGATGGTAGGAATAACAAAAAAATGACTAAGCAACCTGTTAATCTGGCTGCCGAGCTTGGCCACAAAATAAGGAGATTTTGAAATGCCAATTGAGATACAAGTAACAGCAAGCCAAGCTTTAAACATTATTGCTTGTGGTAGAGAGGTTGGATATTCTTTTCACGAATGCGAGAAGCTGATACGCTCTGGCAAGACTGAAAAAGAAATCTTAGAGATCTTCAACAAAGCTCTCAACTGGAGAAAAAACCCAAGGCCAACATTGCAGGTGTACAAATGAACAAGATACTTATTTATGAGGCCCAACGATTTTGCTCAATGTCAAAAGAGGAAGCCCAAAAAATAAAACCAGCAACTTTACACCGCATCGTAAGGGAAGCAAAAAAGAAAAAAAAGGGTAGAAGATGGAACACTTGGCCAATTGCCATAATGAATGGCAGCTAATAATAACATTCTTACATAGCTTCCCAATCATTGCATGGTGGCTAACCCAACAAAGAACTAAGAAAACAAATTGTGATTCTTAGTTCTTTTTTTGTGTGATAAAATGGAAAATTGGAAAACCAAAAACTTACTTTTTAAAGAATGGCTGCGTAAGCAAAACAAAGAAGCGATACAACGGCTCAGGATCGCTAAGCAACAAAGAGCCAAAGAAAAAAGGATAGACGATGCCAAAGAAAAAAGAAATCAACAAAGCTCTATATGAATATACACACCGAAGGATAAGAGAGTCGGCTGGGGTTCATGGAACAACCTCGTTTCGTACATTACAGATAAACGGTAACATCATGAATAAAATTGCAGTACAAGCCAACAAGGAAAAAACAACTGTAAACGATTGGATTATACAGCAACTTTTGATCGCATTATATAATAGGGGAGAACTTGAAACCAAGGAAGGTTGAGAATGAAACTTGATACGAAAGGACCAGTTGGCTCTTGGATGCCGACAAAGGATTTGGTTGAATGGCCCGATAACCCAAGAGTAAATGATCATGCTGTTGATAGAGTCGCAAAGTCCATCAAAGATTTTGGCTTTGCTTCTCCAATAGTTGTTAGAAGCTCTAACCGGATGATTATTGCTGGCCATACAAGATACAAAGCAGCAAAAAAGTTGGAGCTTGATTTTGTGCCTGTCCGATTTATGGATCTAACTGAGGAGGAGGCAAGGCTTTTGGCTTTGGCAGATAATAAACTTGGTGAGCTTGCCGATTGGCATGAAGGAAGCCTAAGGCAAATCTTAGATGATATTGATGATCCAGAAATAGCTATGGATCTGGGTTGGAGCAAAGAAGAGTTAACCGATCTCATGGATGATGTTTTCACGGTTGAGCCAGAGCCCGAACGCATAGATCCAATTCCAGAGATTGGAGAGCATGACAGCATTCCAGAGAACATTGAGCCAACCACAAAACAAGGTGATGTTATTCAGCTTGGTAATCATGTTCTTTATTGCTCTGATAACTTGGAGATTATGAAAGGCATCGAAAGTAATTCTATTGATAGCATTGTCACCGATCCTCCTTATGGTATTGACTTCATGAACAAATCATGGGATGCCGATGTTCCACAAAATGAATGGGCCAGAGAATGCCTCCGAGTATTGAAACCCGGAGGCCAGCTCATCAGCTTTGCAGCAACAAGAACATTCCACAAACTGGTAACCAACTTGGAGAATGCTGGGTTTGAGGTCAGAGATACAATTAATTGGTTGTACTTCTCAGGCTTCCCGAAGAGTCTTGATTTGTCAAAAGCGATAGATAAACACTTTGGGGTTGAAAGGGAAATAGTAGGAAAACAAAAGTTGACTGGAACCGCAAAGCCCATAAAAGGGAAAAAGGGTCATTGTGCAGCAAAGGTTACAAGTGCGATCGAAAACTATGAAAGAGAAGAAGAAGCATTTCATAACATAACAAAACCAGCAACAGAAGAAGCACAACAAGCGGAAGGAATCGGAACCGCATTAAAGCCGGCTTTTGAACCTGCTACCCTTTGCCGAAAACCATTGAGCGAAAAAACGGTCGCGCTGAACTGGTTGAAATATAAAACCGGCGGGATCAACATTGATGATTGTCGGTTTGCTTATGGTGATCCTTGCTGGGTTGGGCCAAATAGTGAAAAAATGGGTGAGGGTGGTCAAGTTCGCAGGACAAATCCAGAAAACAAAGGGATATATGGTCAAAGAATATCTTTTACATCAAATAAGAAAAAAGTAGAAGTCGGTGGTCATGAGTTAGGTCGATGGCCGGCTAACATATATCAATGCCCAAAAGCATCCAGAGGAGAAAGAGAAGAAGGTTGTGAGGATATGAAAAAGACAAAAGGAGCAGCAATTCAACATCACGGTGAGAAATCAAAAGGATTAAACAGCCCAAGAGCCGGAGCAGGAAGGACAGCTTCCGAAGTTGCCAACATCCATCCAACTGTTAAGCCCATCAAACTCATGAGATGGTTGATCCGACTTGTAACCCCAAAAGGAGGAACCATATTAGAGCCATTTTGTGGATCTGGTACTACCATGATCGCTGCTGAACTGGAAGACAATAATTACAAATGTATCGGCATCGAACGTGAGCCGAAATACTGTGATATAATCCGATCGAGAGTGAAAAATGCTATTGACGGGTAAACGATATGAGCAAATGGAATTCTAACGATTTGATCGAGCAATATGGGGAAGAAATAAAAAAACTAAAGAAAAAAGGGTATGGCAGAAAAAGGTTGTCAAACCACATTACAGAATTAACGGATAAAGTTTGCACGACAGGAGTCATGCAACTGGTTTTACACAAACTGAAAGTTGAGAAAATCGTACAACAAAAAAAAATGGTCATCGTTGAAAAGGAGCCGAAAAAAGAAATAGAGATTCCAATCAATGAGTTGATTGAAAACAGGATCAAAGCCTACAGTAGAAAGAAATCAAAGTTTTCTAAACATTACCGTACAATCAAAATGGAATGTAAGCCATTCGGGATCTGGGCTGTTGGTGATCCCCATGTCGATGATGATGGTTGTGATTGGCAAACCCTCTTTGAGCATATCAAAATTGTAAGTAAAACAGATGGGGTCTTGTCTTGTAACCTTGGAGACCAGCACAACAACTGGGTTGGACGTTTAAATATACTTTACCAAGACCAAAGCATGCTTGTCTCTGATCAATGGAGATTATCCGAATGGATGTTAAAAGACTCGGGCCTTGATTGGCTTTTCGTTATTGGTGGCAACCATGATTCTTGGGCTTCTGGTTATGGGCATGATCCCCTCAAGTGGTTGAGCAAAAGATGTGGTGTCCGTTTCTATGCTCCGGATCAGCTTCGTTTGGATATCGAATGGATTGATCGGCCCGACATTGAACCATACAAAATCCTAAGCAGGCATTTTTTCAAAGGGCATTCTTGGTTTCATCCAACTCATGGAAGCCAAAAGCAGGCAATGCTTGATAATGCCAATCTACTTCTTTCTGGTCATATCCATACTTGGGGCCAACTGTCCACGGAGCAGATGCATAACAGAATAACCCATGCCATTTCTCTGAGAGGTTACAAGAAGCAAGACAAATACAGTGTACAAAAAGGATTTATGAACAATCAGGAATACGGGGAAAGCTGCTTGATAATCATTGATCCAGATAAACAAGGACCAGCGCGTACAAAGATATTTTGGGATATTGAAGGAGGCTGCGAGTATTTGACATACCTCAGATCAAAATATAAAATTGATTGATCGGAGGATTTTATGAGTAGACCCACAAAGTTAACACCAGAACGATCAAAGGTAATCTGTGAGAGCAGAAAGCTTGGGGCAACTATTGATCATTGTGCTGCCAGAGCCGGTATTAAAAGCCCAACTCTCTATGGCTGGTTAGCCAAAGGGAAAAGAGGAGTTTCCCCAGAGTACACAAAGTTTTTTAATGATTTCAAAAAAGCTGAGGGTTCAGGCATTGCCTACCATCTTGGTGTCATCACCAAAGCAGGGCAAGAAGGATCTTGGCAGGCCTCAGCATGGATACTTGAAAGGGCTTGGGGTTACAATAAAACATTCAATGATAGCGCAAACGATAATGATCTTATGGATGCTTCTGAAGTTGATGTTAAAAGCTTGCTCGAGGAGATCAACAAAAGCAATGAGGCCATCAAAGGCTTTCTGGCTCCAGTTGTCGAAGATTAATGCGGGCCTTAATTGCCTGTGAGTTTTCTGGTAGGATAAGGGATGAGCTTATCGCCCTTGGGGTTGATGCTGTTTCCTGTGATCTGTTACCAACAGAAAAAGAAGGCCCCCACTATCAAGGAGATGTTAGAGATATCTTATATGATGGCTGGGATATGATGATAGCGCATCCTCCTTGCACAACAATATCAAAGGCGGGTGTAAGATGGCTCCATTCTGATCCCAAAAGATGGTTAGAGCTGGCCTCCGATTGTGATTTTTTTAACGAGCTTTTAAGAGCACCAATCCACAAAATGATTATTGAAAATCCAATTCCGCACAGATATGCAACAGAGCAATTGGATCGAAGTTATGATCAAATAATAAACCCATGGGAGCATGGGCATCTATTCACAAAAGCTACCTGCCTATGGCTCAAAAATGTAAGGCCATTAATCCCCACTAATAATGTGAAAAAAGAAATGATGAAGTATAGCCAAAAAGAAATACAAAAGATTATTGCTGTGTCTGGTTGGAATGTAGCCAAAAGAAAAAGACAACGATCGATAACATCATTGGGTATAGCAAAAGCGTTGGCGGCTCAGTTGCTTAAGCCTGCCCCTATGAAACAATTGAGAATATGGTGAAACATGATTCCAATTGATTGCGAAACTCCAGAAACGGCTTTAGCATGTTTATACAAACTTTTGAAGGTCTACCCTGAAAGTGAAAAGCTTATCAAAGAACAAATACAAACTATCCATTCTGTTATTGAAACTGGTAACGCCTATGACTTTGATGGGTCTTGCTCTGTGGCTTTATTGATAGACATAGAATGTATTGAGCAAATATTGAATGATGGACTTACACCAAGAACTAAGAAACAGACAAATACTCAAATCGATTGCTAAGAGTTATCCTCTGGCCTTGGCTCGATTGTGGGTTCCTCATTGTCATAGATATGATGGAATGGGAGATCAAAGCCCAAGGCCAAAAGGCTGTAAGAAGCCTATGACAAGAATAGGCCCCAGCTTTTACAAATGTTCCACGTGCAACATCAAAGAAAAGAGGACCAGCCAACAGGAAGCAATTGCCAATCTTGGAGAAATATCAACTGCTATCTTTGGTGGTAATCGCTCAGGCAAGACTGAAGGCGTTTGCCAATTGGCTGTGGCTGTTGCTGCTGGTAGAGATTGTTTCTGGGTTCGTGAATGGCTCCGACTCAATGATCTTCCTGATAGCGTTGTGCCAAATCGAAAAGGAGGAACAGTTATTGTCTCTGCTCTGAGTTATTCCGATGCTTTAACTTACATCAGACCCAAGATAAATAAATACCTACCTCATGGAACAAGGTTCATTCGATGGAACAGCCAAGATCGAGGAACGGCTTTGTTGCCTTCTGGTGGAAAGATCTATTCTATGTCGGCAGACTCAGGCAGAGCAAAATATCAAGGGGTATCTGCTGATTTGGTGATTCTCGATGAAGAGCACAATTACGATCTATACGAGGAAGCCAGCATGAGAACAATTGACACCAAAGGTAAGATTGTTTTATCCATGACTCCTTTATTGGGTTTCACTTGGCCCGCTGCTGTATTCATCCAAGATCCCCAGCCGGGTTTTGTACATCATAAAATATCCGGTCTCGATAATCCTTATGTCTCAAGCTCTCGAATGGTGAAAACAATTGCTCACATGTCCGATGAGTCGAAGCAGAGCCGACTATATGGAGATTTCACAAACCAAGCTGGATTGATCTACTCTGAGTTTGATCGGAATGTCCACATATACAAAGAAGACATCGAGCTTAACAGAGACAAGCATGATGTATATGTTTCCGTCGATTTTGGAGTCGTCCATCCCTTCGCGGCATTGTTAATTGTCCATGGACCAGAAGATACACTCTATGTAGTCGATGAATATTACAAGACAGAAAGAACAACCTTAGAGAATGGCCGTGCTTTGAAACATAAGTTTCGAAAGTACATGCCCTTTGATTTTGTGGTTTGCGATCCTGAGAGCAAAGATGGGCGATTGCTTCTGGCCAAAGAATGCCAACTTCAAAATAAGCCAGCGCCAAAACATGTGGGGGTCGTGGCTTCAATCAATATGGTTAAGGAAAGGCTTTTTATTAATGAGACAACCAACAAGCCCAGACTTTTCATTCATCCAAGATGCAAAAACCTTCTGCTTGAGTTCAGAAAATATCGATGGTCAAAAACACTCGCCAAAGACAAACCAATTAAGGCCCATGATCATGCATTGGATGCTCTTCGTTATGCTATTTGCTTTATCAACAGAATACAAGCTCATCTATAATGTGATATAATCTCATTGCTTTGGAGGGTAAGCAAATGGAAGAGAATATCTTTAAGTACGTATTAGATTATGGTTCATTGGGTGTTATGTCGGCTTTGCTGTTTTGGCTTTATCGTCAAGCCCAAGTACAAATGGAAAAAATCCGAATGCAAAGCCGAGAAGACATTGAAGTAATTAGAAAAAGATATGATGAGGTTGTGGCAAAGTATGACTCGGAGAGGCAGAGGTTTTTTGATGAACGAACCCAGCACAATATACAACTCGTTGCACAGCATGAAAAGATACTAGAGCGGATTACTGATTTGGCGCAACTTATGAAACAGTGATAGAAGATTTTGTGGGGTCGATATGTGTCGGCTTCCGTTTTAATCTATACTGAACAGACCAAACACAAATAAAGGGCAGGAGAATTAACTCCTACCCTTTTTTTCTACCCACTCGAAGTTGTCCAAACCAGAGCAAAAACAAGATAACTATTTTTATGTTACAATGCTAACGAAAATATTCGGAGGCAGTATGAGTTTTTGGGATAGTATCTTTGGCGGAATGTTTAAGAAGCAGGCAAAGCTTGAAGACAAACCAGTAAAAGAAAACCATGGCTCCAGTTGGAACACTCGAGCATCTGGAGTTCGTAATCCATACCCAGCAAAGTTGTCCTTAGATACTTATGGGCAACATGGTTATCTCTATGCTGCGATAAGTCGGGCCTGTGAAGATTTAAGCGCATTGGAATTGAAGCTTATCAAAGGCAAAGGAAAGCAAGCCCAAGAAATCGATAAACATGAGGTTCTTGATCTTCTTGAAAATCCATCAACTCATTCGGATGGTTTCCTACTTCGTGAACAGCTTTGTCTTGATCTCATAATGTCCGGATCTTGCTATTTGTTATTGCTTGGGCTTGATGAGAAATCACCTGATAGCATTGTCCGTCTTCACCCTGCCGAGATGCGCATCGTAACAGATGAGGCCTCTGGCATTGTTGGCTATGAACACACCAGCAATGGACAATCTGTTTTGTATCCTGTCGATCGTGTTTTGGTTGCCAGAAATGCAAGCTATGCAACTGGGCCAAAGGGATTGTATGGAACAGGAGCAATCGAAAGCCTGAGCAGAGAACTACAAGCAGATCTAAATGTCCAAAACCTCACCAGCAGCCAGAGCAAGCACGGTCACCCTGATGTCTTGATAAGCCCGAAAGATGAGGCCGATGTATGGCCCGCAGAAATGAGGAGGCAAATAGCAGACAATTATTCCAAGTTAGCACAAGCCGGAGGGTGTATGGTGCTTTCTGGTCAGGCTGATGTAACACCCTTGAACATCTCAGCAAAAGATATGGAGATGGCTTCTGTTCGTGTAATGACTCGGGAAGTAATTAGCAGTGTCATCGGAACGCCCCCAGCTATTTTGGGTTTGCCTACTTCAAACTATGCAAGCAGCTTCAACCAATCCAAGACCTATTGGGAAGTCCAAAAGAAAAGAGCCAAGAGGATGAACATTTTATTCTCCCAGCTTGCCAAGCTTTACGATAAGGATCTAAGAATAGAACATGACTTCAGCGACATCGAACCATTGCAAGCACAGAGAGATGCCCAACTGCAAAGAATATCAATGCACATTATGAATGGAATGTCCGTTGCTGATGCTTACAGCTATGAAGGGTTACCTTCTGCCCCAGTTGGCCCAAGAACAGAACCAGAAGAAGAGCCCGAAGAAGAAGTAATTATTGATGATAGATCCGAGAAGATGATTCTCCGATTGTTGGAAGACCAGCCAACTCCAAAAGCTTACACAAAAGAAATGCAGGCCAAAAAATGGAAAAGCTGGATAGCGACAAAGCATGGACCAGCAGAAAGAAAGCTGAATAGAGCATATGCCAAGTATCTCAAAGGAGCCAAAGAACGATATGTTCAAAGGGTGCGCAAATACACAGAAGAACAGGAAACCAAATCAATTGTTAATGGTGGCGTTGTTGCTCGTAGTGTTAACATACTCAACTGGGCAGAGATTGAAGCAACAGAGTTCGAAAAGAAGAAAATTATACAAGAGTTGGCTTACCTCTACGAAGATATCTACTATGAAATAGGCGAAGAAGAGCTTTCCAAAATCTATGATGAGATCGGCAGAGATACCCCAGAGTTAAATGTTGGGGATAGGCTTCGATCGTTGATTAACCAATCTGCTGGATTCATTGCAGAGGCAACAGCTAAAAATATGAGGAAGCTTATCGAAAAGGGAAACAAAGAAGGCCTGAGCAAATCCGAACTGCTCACCAATGTTTCCAACTCTACAGAGTTTGCCTATCCAAGAGTACAAAGGATTGGTAAAACAGAAGCAACCAAAACGATCAACCAGTCAATGTCTAACTCAATGGATCAAGCTGGAGACGATGGTATTATGGTATATAAGCAATGGATTACCCAGCAGGATAACAGAGTAAGAGAAGCACATGTACATTTTGGGGAGCAAGACCCAATTCCATCAGGTGAAAAATGGGAATGGCAAGGCGATTCTTCTGAGTATCCCGGAGGTTTCGACGATATGGATCTGGTCGTGGGATGTCGTTGTACAATAGACTCGATCATTGTTGATGGCCAAGGTAACGAAACCCTGATCACATAGTATTATTGTAATTCTTGCAATTGCCTGTTTTATCATTTATAATCCTCTTGGGGGAAATCATGGTTAAAAAGAGTTTGAACGTTATACGGATTGATGCTCCAAACGACACAAAAGATAATACGCAAATCACGATGTCTTTTGTTGCCTCAACATCTGCCGAAGATAGATATGGGGATATCATTGCACAAGATGGATGGGATTTGACA